AGAAGGAAGTCCTAAATGTGGACGTTTGTCGAACATATTATCCTTCGCTCCTGGGGTCTTACGATTGTTATAATGCAAAAAAACCTGTACGCATTCTTTGCCTTTAAATTTTTCTCTCCAATGCTCTAACTCACAGCCAGAATAAACCAGCATATCTCCTGGTTTTAAATCTACTCTAATCCCTTTTGTGTTCTCAGACACATATCCAACCCCTTTTTTAACACCACCTTTTGAAGAGTCGGGCTCTAAATATATAGGCCAATCATCACCACCAAGATTCATAGTGGTGGAGATTTCACAACTAAATCTGTCTTTGTGTCTTTTAAGAACATCTCCTTTTTTATAAATTCTTGCATAGGTATAAGCAGGGTACAACTTTAACCCTGTTACTTTTTCCATTTGTGGTTGACATTTTAACATTAAAGTTTCCATCGCAATATTTGAATATTGAGAATATGTGTTTGGTATTTGACCATCTGGTTCTTCATATTGTCCAATAATATTTTCAAATGGTGAAAAGTATCTACGCTCTCTACAAGTATCATAAACTTGCTTTTGCATTAAAAAATAATTTGCAACAAAACTAGCCAAGTCTTTTGATATAGCTTGACGAATAATTGTATATTTTTTCTTTTTAAACATCTTTAGCCATTTCTTTTGGCACCGCTTGTATATTCCAATGAATAAATCTAAACGGTTCTTTACCATGATCTACTGCGTATTCATGTTCTAAATAACCTGGAAAAATAATTAATGTACCTGGTTTAGGTTTAAAATGTATTAATTCACTTCCTGCCCAAACACCTTTAATATCTGGTTTCATTTTTAATTTAGTGCATCTTGCACCAGTCTTTGGTTCGTGAAAGATTGGGTAGGATGTTTTATCACTACATTTTAAAAAATAAAAACCTGATACATGTTGGTTCCAATGTATGTGTGATGAATGGTGACCACCACCTTTTTTGGAAAACTCTTGTACCCACATCTCACTAAACATAGTTGAGTATTGTTTCATATCATAACCTTGGTGGTCTAAATACTCCCAAGACTTTTGACCTATATAATCTCTAAAATCTCTAAACTCATTATCTTGTGTTAAAGGTGTAGAATGATGACTTGTTCCAAAATCTCCATTTTCTTTAATAATTTTTTTATCTCTTTTTCTAGCTTCAGCAATATATTTATTCGAAGCTTTGTTTAATGATTTTACAAACTCTGGTTTTTCTTCATTCCAGATGGATGTCCAAAAATAATTATTTATATACATTATCTAAATGGCTTTCCTAAATGCCAGACAACAAGACTATATCTTGTGCCTGATATTACTGGTTTAACTCTATGCCATACAAAACTTGGAAATATAATGATAGATCCTTTTGGCAATATTTCTTTACATTGTATTCTGTGTTTTGATTCGTCTCTCATGTGTGGATCATAGTTTCTAAAATCAAATTCTAATTCACCGCCTTTATATTCTGATCCATCTGTTAATTGACAAGTCATAGATAATTTTCGAATTCTTCCGTGTTCTGGATGCTTAGGATCTTTTCGATCATAAGGTTGAGGCCAACTATCAGAATGCCAATCATAGTACTGACCTAGTTTATATTTTGTAAATTGACAAGACTCAGATCTTTCCCAATCAAAATTCCAACCAGCCCTTCTGTTAGCTTCGTGAACATATGGATGTAATTCTTTGTATATCCAAATATCATCTAACCAAACTAAATCAGACCTTCTTTTTTTCTGTATATTTTTAATATCTTCTTTTGATAATTCTTTCTGGTCATATCCACCTGTTCTTGCAATACTTTCTTTTTGTTGATTGGCGTATGCTATAACATCATCACAAAATTTTGGTGTTAAAGCACCACTAAAATACCAATAGTAATTAAATATATTCATACGTTATAGTTTGTACAAAATTTAAATTATCCTTTTGATTATTGGTCAGATAATACATACAAGTTGATGGAAACATAATAAATCTATTATTCAAAAGTGGTATATCCCAAGATCTACCTTTACGTCTATTATCTTCATAATGTATTCTAACATTACAATCTTTAACTTTTACACCATATAATAATGTAAAGTCTGGTGAGTTACGTAGATCTACTGGATCTATATTTAATAATGAAATTGTGGTTTCTTGAGGTTTATATATATTTCCCCATGTTTCTTTATTAACTAAAACAAAACCGTATTCTAGTTGTATATGCTCTCGCATATAGGTATTTAACATATCCCAAGTTCTCGAAAATGGAAATTTTTTGTTTTGAATTTGTGATTGTAAAATGTCGCCTGATAATTTATCTCGGTCAATGTCCCAATCTTTAGGCATCTCCACATCACCGACATATAAAGCTATTTCAGATAATACTTTCTTTTGCATACCACATACCTTTTTAATTTATGCCATTAGATCTGTCAAGTCCCAAGACTGACCAGCTTCATTCCAACTATAATGCCATTTATGTGTGCCAGCATCATTTTGTGAAGTTTGCTCTGCAGTAAATGCAGGGGCATCACCAATAGGTGATTTCCATGTTGCACTTGCAACATCTTTTACCCAAGATGGATAAGGGGATTTAGGCCAAAAGATTTGATTATCTTCGTCCCAAGTATCACCTATACCTGCGTAATTTCCTCTAAGTGGAGTTCCACCTAATCTATGAGTATTAGCAGAAGTGTTGTATGAAGTTTGAACCCACATTTCAGCAGGCCAATTATTATGTAATTCTAAATATTGTTGTCCTACTCTTTCATCTTCAACGCCATCAGCATTAAGCATATCTTTATTACCACAAGTTAATACTGAAATAACTTTTCCGTTTACTCCTATTTTTGCAAAATGTGCCATAATGTTTCTCCTTATATCTTGAAATTAATTGTTAAACAATACATAAATATTATTGAAATTTGTACCTTATAACTACTATACCTGAACCGCCATTTACACCAGCTACACCTGGTTTATCAGCTGAACCACCTGATCCACCTCCTGTATTAGCTGTTCCTGCCGTTCCAGCACCCGCTGGAAGATTACCTCCAGCACCACCACCACCTGTACCACCTGAACCACCACTTCCACTTTGACTAACTCCACCGCCGCCACCACCGGCTCTTGCTACTGAGGATCCTGTTATGGATGATGAAACTCCTGCTCCACCCGGACCTCCACCTGGACCACCGGGACTTCCACCATTAGCTCCGGCACCGCCACCACCACCAGTAGTTACAAACGGGGTCCAATTAATTCCTCCTAGTCCACCTGGATTTCCTTGAGGTGGTGTTACTGGGGGAGTATTACCTACTCCTATTTGTGCAGGAGGGGTTGTGTGAGGACCTGGGGATCCAGGAAAAATATATGTTGCTCCACCTCCAGAACCACCAGGAACACCTGCTGGGCTTCCAGCGGGCACTTGATAAGCGTAACCACCTCCACCGCCAGCACTTGTTATCGATGAAAATACTGAATTAGCACCACTACCACCAGCTCCCCCATCAGGTGCTCCAGCGCCACCTCCACCTACTGTTATTGGGTAAGGTGTAACAGAAACTGTAATTGCATTGGTTGGTGCATTTGCCACTAAAGGCGATGCTGTAAAATTATCTATTGGAACATTTCTTCCTTCTCTAAAACCTCCAGCGCCACCTCCGCTACCCACTCCGGCACCACCTGCTCCACCGCCTCCGACTACCATATATCCTAGGGTATTTTCTGCGGTGTTTGTTGCAATTGAAGTAACATTAAAAGTACCTGGGTTTACAAAAGTTGCGATTTTAACATTAGCACAATCAGGAGCGGTTGTAAGAGTATTACAACACCCACTAACTGTAGCTGCTACAAATGTTTGTCCTACTGCATTTGATGTAGAATCTTGTACGTTTTTCCATCCTTCAGTAGAATCTACATAAACAAGAGTCACTGATTGACCTTCTGTGGATAATGTTGCACTAGCATTTACTCCACCAATTTTTTCTGAACCATTAGGTGTTATTGTTAAATTATTTGTTTGAAATGTATTTGTGTAATCTACAACAGAAACAATATTTCCAGCAGTTCCTGCTGGTAAATTCATTGTAAATCCACCACTTGAAGTGTCAGCAAAATAACCTTCACCATTTGCAGCTGTAAATGTAGATGTTTTAATACTACTTGTTTGCCAATCAACTGTTCCTGTTCTACCAAAACCTGTCTGCGTTCCATTGTTTGTAATTGTTGCACCAGAAGGAATAACAAAAGAATCTCCACTATCTCCTAATGTAACAGTACCACAATTGGCTCTTGGACTAATTTTATTTACTTTTACTTCACTCATTATTGAAATCTATACCTTATAATTACTACACCTGATCCACCAGTACCACCATTTCCTCCTGGTTGAGCAGTACCACCTCCACCACCGCCAGTTTGGGCACAACCATTACCACCAGCTCCAGTAGGATTTCCACCACCAACTCCACATCCACCACCACCAGCACCTCCTGGTGCTCCAGATCCAGTTGAACCTCCACCACCGCCACCACCTCGCGTAACAGCAGCACCTGTTATAGCAGAAGGTGTTCCTGCACCTCCAGTTCCTGCAGTAGTTGGACCAGGCATATTACCACCAACAGCTCCAGCACCACCTCCGGCACCACCGCCGGCACCTGAAACAGAATTACCACCATCGTTTCCTTGTGCTGGAGTTACGGGAGGAGTATTTCCAGATCCGCCTGGATCACCATTTGATCCACCACCTCCTGATCCTCCATCTGCTCCAACTATATTACCATCACTTCCACCTCCACCACCACCAGCGCTTGTAATAGTACTAAAAATTGAATTGACACCATTAGTTCCCTTTGAACTTGAAGAACTTGAACCTGCTCCCCCTGCTCCTACTGTAATTGGATAAGCTGTTGCTGAAACTGTAATTCTATTACCTGGTGTAGGATAGCCATTTAATGGAGATCCTGTATAAGGTGAAGTTGGACTTACTAATTCTCTATATCCACCTGCACCTCCACCACCTGATCTACATCTTCCACCACCTCCACCACCTGCGAGTACCACATAAGAAACTACATTATTTGGTGCAGAAACTGCAGCATTTGATACACAAAACGTTCCTGGATTTACAAACGTTGCAATTTTCATATTAGCACAATCTGGTGCTGTAGCTAAAGTATTACAAGATCCAGAAACTGTTGCTGTTATATAAGGAGGTGCACCTATTTCTGTATCTTCTGCATTTTGAACATTAACCCAACCTTTTGTTGAATCTACATAAACAAAAGTGGCTGCTTGACCATCAACACTTAATAGTGCATCGTCTGTTGACCCACCTATTTTTTCTGAACCATTAGCTGCAATGGTAAAATTATATGTAGAAAAATTTCTAGCATAATCTGAAAAAGCAATAATATCTCCTGCTGTACCTGCTGGTAAATTACAAGTTAAAGCACTTCCTGAATTTATAAAATAACCATTCCCACTTACTCCTGTAAATGTAGAAGTCTTTGGTGTTGTGTCCCAATTAACAGAACCTGATCTTCCAAATCCTGATTGACTTGCACCTGATGCAAGAGAAACTGTATCTCCACTTGCTCCAAGAGTAATTGTTGTTCCACACTTATTAATTACATTAGTGCCTGGTTGATTTTGTACGTTGTCTACTTTTATTATTGATGCCATAATTATTCTCCAAATAATGCTGATATTTCAGCATCTGTCAAGGCTTCTCCCGCTTTTAGTTTTGCTTTGCCAGATGTTTTATTATTTTCTAAATTAGTTTTTTTTGTATCAAAATCAGCCTGCATAGCAGCTAATCCATCATTACATTCTTGTTCAGTAGGTTTTGTTTTACTATTATCGTGTATAATTAAATTAGCATAAACTTTATTTTTAGAATCACTCCAACCGAACCATTGTCCAGTATGAAGTTGTGCTAAATAATTTTCTATGTGATCTGGTCTACCTGTTAGTCTATCCATTTTATGTGTCCCCCAGACGAATAAATTTTGCTCCAGTTAAATCGTATGTACTTGTACCACAGGTTTCTGTAGCTGCAGTTTGCACAGATATATCAAATCTTACTTTACATTGTGTAGTATCTGTAACATCAAAAAGAGTTGAAACACTAGTTGCTGTGTAACTTGTTCCACCTGGATTACCTATATCAGCATCGCTTCCTGCTAAATTTGCGTATGTTGAATTGTTTGTAGTTCCTACAATATATATACCATCATATTTTGAAGTATCATTTGCAAGTTTAAAACCTGCTTGAGCAATTATAAGCCACCAACCTGTGCTTGGAAAAGTAAATATTCCTGAAGCTTGCGACATTCCTGTTCCAAAATAACCTTGTCCTGCAGTATCAGAACGTTCCCAGTTTGAAGCTATTGGAGAAGCATTTCCTGAAAAGTCAGTAGTTAATCTCCAACTATCTGCTTCTGTAATACCTGCAAATCCTGTAGCCGTTCCATTATTAGTTAGTGTTGCTCCAGATGGAATAGTAAAAGTATCGCCTGAATCTCCCAAAGTAAAAGCTGTTCCTGTTGCTGGAGAAATTTTATTAGTTTTTATTTCATCTGTAACCGTTAGTCCTGCTCCTGTTGGAATAGTAATTGTATCTCCTGATGTTCCAATTTCTAAAGCTGTTCCTGACTTAGGGTCTAATTTATCTGTCTTAATTGTTGTAGGTAAAAGTAATGTAGAATCAGTTAAAGTAAGTCCAACACCTGAAGGTACTGTTACAGTATCTCCTGAAGTCCCAATTTCTAGGGCTGTTCCTGATTGCGGATCTATTTTATCTACTTCTAATTTACTCATTATACGATTACCACCGTTCCTGTAACTGTTATTGTACCTGGCAACGTAATAGGACCTGCTAAAACTGCATTTACAACAGTTTGAGTTCCTTCAATTGTTGCCGCTTGATTAGGGATAAAGTCATTAGGGCCATACTGCCCTCCAATATATTGGATTCCATTAATTACTGCCGTCATAATCTCTCCTATGAACTAATAGTATCGATGTATGAACAAACAACATCTAGTGAACTTGCCGTATCACTAACTGCTTCTAATACATCACCATTAGCCAAAACAATCTTTGCTCCTCCTTGGATTAATTCGATAGCTGAATTAGGTGGAATATTAACTCCTTTTGCTAAAAAGTAATCTGCTCCGCCTTTTGCAATTTTAACATCAATTGTAATTGATGAAGTTAAAATGTTACAGCATCTAATACCTATTACTGCATCGTAATCTCCTGCAGTTAAGATAGTAGTATCACTTGTTCCAATTGTTCTTACTAGACTGTTTCTAAAATCTTGTGCCAT